ATGGATTTGTTGTAAGCTCAGAGTTTAAGTAATAACCCCCTCCTGCTGGCGTTGGATTGGTCGCAAGTGAGTTCCAATTTGATGGAGTTATTGAATTTCCAAGTGTAAATGGAACTTGGTCAAAAGGCTGATTTGGAGCTATCATTCCGTTAGAAGTTCAAAGGTAGTCATTCCTGTTTTAAGATTATGCTCAACGCTCATAATCCACCCGCGAGTGCCATTCACAACGATGTATTTGGTTGTATTGTTGTTGATTTGATTGAACTCCGCTCTGCTCAATGGGTATTCAAAGGAGAGCGATTTGGCTATCTTAATCGGCAGGTTGTTGGTCAACAAATACCCAGCATAGCGCAGACCGCTTGGCGCACGAAACAAAAAGTTTCTTGCAACAAATGGATGGATGCACGACCCGGCATAAGTGAATGCTATTGGGTCGGTAATTAATGCGTTTTGTTGATATATGCTGCTAATGGTTCCTGTTTGAACCATATTCAATATGGTTTTGGGGGTCGTTAAGTTATCGGTGTCTTCTTCAAACAATAGCCATTTGTTCTCTTGGGTTGACACAAATCCCTTTGAAAGACCGCCCGCTGGTTTCGGGTCTGACACAATTCCATTGTAAGAGTCGTTTGGTATAAGAAAGTAATTAGACACCCCCGCCTCGTTTTCTGAACACTCATTTGAAACATACCCTGCATCTTGGTAAAACACGGAGGTATTGCTAAGAGTTGGGTTTGAGTAATTAATAGACGAGAACACCAATGGATTCTCGGTTTTTAGCATTACGTCTTTAACGCTTGAAAGAGATACCGATTCGCTGTTGGAAAAATAATACGGTTGATTTTCAACCCTTAAATAAAGATTCCCTCCAACCCTAAAAAACGACATACTTAAATTGTAAAAGGCGTGAAGGCCCAAAAACAAGTTTGACAAGGAAATGGATGGCATTGAAACCGCTGGCTCTATCATAGAAACATTGGTCGCATAAAGATTTTTTGCCCCATAAGTAGCATCAACCGATGAAACAAGCGTGATCGTGCTTGGCCCCCCAAGGCAGGTGATGCTTATGGATGTTTGGTGGTAAAAATATATGTCCACAAAATGCTCCACATTGCCCGTAACGGGGTTAATTTCAGAGTCCGTTCTTGCCGAATACGGAAATACAATGTCCTGATAACTGTTTCCTCCTGAGTCCGTAAACACTTGTTGGTTGAGCATTGTCGCAACAGCCTGAGCGTATGTTGCATCATCAACCACCGAAAAAAGAGCAGGGCCGCCTAATGTTCTTACGATGATATTCCCATAAGGGTCATTCCAGGTTGCTTGAATGGGAAATCCGTTTGTGTTAAAGGCACATTTTACTCTCAATTTTTGTGGGCGGTAATTTTGCGAAGTCAGAAAGTCGCTCACCAAAGTGACATCGTTATCGGTTATGTACCTTAAAACGTATTGAAGTAAATCAAAGACCTTAAAGGCAAACCTGTTTCCGTAAACACCATTTGTGTTAAACTGATAGCTTATGCAATTTGCCAAAGATTCTCCGTTAATCGTGCTTTGATTAACAGAGTTAATTGGAACCAATGCGTCTTTAAGCCTAAGTATCCTCCCTTGAGCGGTATTGTCCTCTACCGAACAAGTCGCAATGCACTTATAGGAATTAAACTCAACATCATTTAGGTATATTATACCGTCAAAATCAAGCCCATTGTCACAGTCTTCAATAATTCTGCAATCAATTCTAACGCATAAGTCATTGTTTGAATAAAAAGAGTAAAGTATGTCGTATCCATCGCCCCAAAACTCCAAGTCAGATACCATTGTGGTAAACAAACCCGGAAAATCCTCATTTCGCTTAATAGAGATGGCGGCATCCTGCAACCCCATCGGTTCGTTGGTCAAGGTCTGACCATCCAGAATAACGGTGAAACTCGCCATTACCAAGCCCTCCTTCTGTAAACTTTGTGGGCCGTTTTAGGCTTGCTCATAATCTTGCTGAAGTCATCCCAATTTGCAATCTTCACGCTCTTGTTTCTGCGAATTGCGTCAACCACCTCTGCATTGTTCATATCAAGAGAGTTGGTGACATTTTGGGCAAACGAGCCTTGCTCCCGATTTATCGCCATTGCTCCGGTGTATTTCTTCGCCACAAACGCCTCAAATTCCCCATCCCGAATGGCCTGAAGGACGGGTTTGTACCGCTTCGTTTCTTCTGCGGTCATTACAGATTCGCCACGGGATAGCCTGGCAGGGATGCTGTCGGATGTCTCCGTGCCTGGGCCTTTGAGGTCAATCACACCGTCCTTAAATGCCTGCGGGAATTGAGCGGAGTCAATCGCGCTGATTTGCTTTATGGACATTGCGCCAAGCGCAAAAGCAGCAATCGCTCCACCAACAGGGCCAAGGTCCGCAAAGGCTCTTGCAATCGCTGAGGCGGTGTTTATCAAGACCTCAATCTTTTGGGTCTGCTTGTTTTGCTCAAAACGTTTCTTTTCAATCTCAACAACTTGTCTGTTGTACTCTTCCTCGGAGATAAGGTTCTGAGCGAGCTTGTTGTCAAGGGCAACCTTTTGGTTGTCGTACTCCATCTGCTGAATCTGGGTGAACTGACCGTAGATGCTTGAAGCGGTGTTCACGAACTTAACGACCTCTTTCATGTTATCCTCAAAAATGGCCTTGTCCCTATTTGCGGTAAGAGCATCAATCTCCTCCTTTGTTCTGCCATAGACCTTAGCCTCGGCAATAAGTTCGCCATAGTATTTGCGAATAGCCTTTAGCCTCTTTTGCAGGGAATTGCCCTCATAACCGTCCAACCCATCTTGCAGTCGCTTGTAGAAATCGGCATAGTCCGAAGCCTCTTTCTGCTTGCCATCGTGGAACTTCTTGTCAAGGTCGGCCATTTCAATGTTGGCTTTGGCAAAGATGGCCTCAATCTCTTTGACGCTCTTACCTTGAATCTCAGCATCCTTCGCGGCAAGTTGAGCCTTCGCCATTATCAACTGCTTTTCAAGCTCAAGCCTTGTGTGCGTACCTTCTTTGTGAAGCTGAATGTCGGTTTGAATTTCGGCAGCGCGGTCCTCCAACTGTTGCTTTGTGATGTCCCTAATTTCTTTGCTAAGTCTTTCAAGGGCTTCGGTGCTTACCTCTGGCTCTATGATTATTTCGGGAATGCTTGGGTCAAAAGACGAAATCATCTTTTGAGCCTTTTCCATTTCTTTGTCAAGCTTTGCAAGGCTCAATCCCATCGCTTGTGGCGTATCCCTTTGTTCAATCTTGGCCAGATTCTTGCGTGCCTCAATGACTTTTATGAGTTGGTCGTAATAAGCTACCGTGCCTTCGGTGGTTTTTTCAAGCCTTGTTTCTTCGGCGGCGAGCAATTCTTTGGAGGCAGCAATTTCGGCTTTCTTAATGTCAGTAATAGAACCGCCTTCCGAATCTATGCCTGCTCCTTCGGATTTATATGCTTTAATTGCGGCCTTAGTTGCAAGCTCTTCCTCCTTTAACAATACAAGCCTCTTTTCCTGCTCTTTTAATGAGGTCTGCTCTTGTTTAACTCTATCCTTTATTGCCTGAACCGACTTACCTCCCCATCTGCTTCCTATTTTAGCGTAAGCATCACCAAGTTCTACAATATCGGCCCACTCTTGCTTTGTGTAACCAAGTGCCTTCCTGTGTCCATCGGTTATTTTAAGAAGAACGTTCTGCTCTGATGCCTGTGTTTTTATTGCCGCAATTTGGTCTTCATAATTTTTTATTGAAGCCCTATTTTGCTCTATATATGATTCTTTACCTGCCTGAGATAGCTTTGAGTAAATACCTATTCGCTTTTCGGATATTTCATTCAGTCTTTCTTCTTTCTTCGCCAAATCCTCCGCTTGTTTCTCTTGAGCCTTCAGTGATTCCTTTACAATCCTATCTCCTTCAAGCCTTGCCTTTATGAGAGGGCTTCCAAAAGTCCCCATACCAAAAGGCAATTCAATGAGCTTGCTCTTGTAATCCCGTATTTCGGCATCGGTTAGCAAAGCTCCCGCCCTAAGGAATCCATAGAATTTCTCTACTCCACTAAGATTCGCATTGGAAAAAACGGCATTAACGTCTTTAACGAAATCGTCAAAAGAATTAATCACACTTTTGAAGAACTCCTTATCACTTAATATTCGCTTGAACTCAAGGAGCCTATTGCTTGCTCTCGTTAAAGCTGCATCCAATGAATTTTTCTTTCCCGATAATGCTGGAGAAAATTCTTCTTCAAGAACGTTAGCAAACTCAGGTAATATTTCCGCAGATATTATCTTACCGTTTTCAAGTAATTTAGTAAACTCTCTGTTCGTAATGTTAGCTTCGGGGTGCAACCTTCGATAAGCCTCCGCCATAAGGTCAGATGCCCCAGGGAGAGATTCACCCAACTGCCTCCTTAATTCCTCCGCAGATACCACGCCTTTAGAAAGCATTTGCTGTAAAGCGTAAAATGCTCTTTGTGTTTGAAGTGAATTTGCTCCTGCGGCACGCAACGAAACGGCAACCTTTGTGAATATTTCCTCGGTTTGCGTAGCACCAAATCCCGCCATCTTTGCGGCAATACCAAATCCCGCAAAACCATTTACCAACTCCTCCAATCCAATGCCCAATTCGTTAGCGGTATTCTTGAGCCTACCCATAATAGCATCGCCGATAGTGGTCGCTCCTGCCACAAAGCTCACTCTGTTCTCCAAAAGCTCAAATCGCCTTTCTACATTAACGAGTTCTTTTCCGAAGTTTACAAGCGACTCAATCGCAAAATAGGCGGCCATTCTTGATGCAACACGAGACAACAATCCATCAAATCCAGAAACATTTTTCGCTACCGAGCCAACCTGACCGCCAAAACGACTTAGAGTGTTAAAGGAGTTCCTTATGGATTCATCAAACTTATTGACCGTGTTGCCAGAGTTCCTTATGGAGTTATCAAACCGATTGACCGTGTTGGTTGTGACACTAATGGACTGCTGTAATTTGTTGGTGGTTGTATTGAATGTTTTGGTTGAATTGTCAATCTTCGTAATTTCCTGAGTAACAATCTTGAACTTGCCAGACAAATCCTTTTGGGAAGAGGATATAGTGCCGATAGCCTTGGCAGCTACAAAGGCGTGTTGAGCAAGTTTGTCGTTTAGGCCAATAAGCTCATCGAGCTTCCGCTTTAGCTCATCAATATTCGCATCATAGACAATGGATATTCTATCGGACATCTTTGTTTTGTTTAGCTTTGCGTTGCCTTTCCTCTTGGAAGTGCTTGAGCAAAGTTAAGACATCCTCAACGGATGTTTTCATATACTCCTT